GAGATTCAACGCAACCGAGACCAGATTGCCGAGAACCGAATGCACATTGCCATCTTGGAAGAGAAGGTTCCAGTGAGCAAATCACTCAAAACTGTAACTGGAAAGGACTGACATGATTCCAATCGTTGCATCCCTGCTAGGCACACTGGCCCAGAATGGTCTGGGCCTTTTGTCTTCTGCGATTCAAGCAAAAGGCAAAGAGGTTGTTGAAAACGCTCTTGGAGTAAAGATTTCAGACAACCCTTCTGACGCTGAAGTTGCCAAGTTACGCCAACTTCAATATGACCATGAAGAGCGTCTGCTTGAGTTAGGTATTGAAAAAGCCCGTTTGGAACAGGAAGAACTTAGGGTTCTGTTAGCGGCTCAAGCCAACCAAGAAAACAATGTCAGCGACCGTTGGAAGGCTGATATGTCGTCCGACTCGTGGTTGTCAAAGAATGTGCGCCCCGGTACTCTGGTGTACCTCCTGACCGCTTATTTGATATTTGCATTGCTGGATGGCGGCGGATACAAGATTAGCGAGTCCTACGTCAACTTGTTGGGTCAATGGGGTATGTTGGTGATGACCGCCTACTTTGGTGGCCGCACCGTTGAGAAAGTCATGGAGATGCGCAAGAAGGACAAAGAATGAGCCTCAGTCAAGAACAGGCGGCATTCTTGCTAGATGCCTGCAAACTCATCCAATACGCCACAGAGCAGGGTTTTATGGTTACTGGGGGGGAGTTAGCCAGAACCCCTGAACAGCAGGCCATATACGTTAAGACAGGCCGTTCCAAGACCCTTAATTCTATTCACCTCAAGCGGTGCGCCATTGACTTGAACTTCTTCAAGGAAGGGCAGATAATATGGGACAAGGGCATCCTCGCGCCGCTGGGTGCTTATTGGGAAACTTTGAACCCCAAAAACCGCTGGGGTGGCAACTTTAAATCACTGGTGGATTGTCCACATTTTGAACGAAACGTGGGGTAAATATGGCAACCGCATCGGTAATGACTTACGACTCTTTGGTCGAGAATATCCAGTCTTACCTAGACCGTACTGATGACGATACGCTTGCCAAGATTCCGCTGTTCATTATGCTGGCAGAGCAGATTATTGCCAGCCAAATCAAGTTTCTTGGCAATTTGATGGTTCAGACCTCGACCATGACAATTGGTCAGCCTATCATTGATAAACCAGCCCGCTGGCACAAGACGGTCTCCATGAACGTGACCGTAGATGGTGAGAAACAACCTGTCTTGCTTCGTAAGTACGAGTACCTACGCGAGTACACCCCAGACGCAACAACGACTGGTGCGCCCGCTTATTACGGCGACTACGACTACACCCATTGGCTAGTCGCTCCCTCGCCTGCTGTTGCGTATGATTTTGAAGTTTTGTACTACGAGCGGCTCCAGCCGCTTGATTCCTCCAACCAAACCAACTGGTTTACCATTTACGCCCCACAGGCGTTGCTGTATGGGTCTTTGTTGCAAGCTATGCCATACGTCAAGAACGATGAGCGGATGCCAATGTGGCAACAGAATTACGACCTCATCATTCAGACTTTGAAGTCTGAGGATGTCCAGCGTATTGGTGACCGTCAAGCCTCTGTATTGGATACTTAATCATGTCGTCATTCAACTCCCCCTTCACAGGCAACGTCATCCAACCGACGGATGTTTCGTATCGCGAGATTTCAATAGCGAACACAACCCTTCAATTGGAATGGCCCATCAACGGGAGTACAACCAATGATGCCGCCGCTCGTATTATGGAGGTCACCACAACTGGCGTTTCTGAGTTGTGGATGCCTCCTGCAAATCAGGCTTCGGTAGGGCAAGACGCACTGATTCGCAATATTGGTGGAGAAGACTTCACGGTCATGGACTACGCTGGAATTAACACGATTGTGACCGTGTTGGTAGGCGAGGCTCAGTACATCTACATCACCGACAACGGTACTGAAGAAGGTGTTTGGGGCATCATTGCTTTTGGTATTGGTTCCTCTGGTCAAGATGCCGCCACTCTTGCTGGGTATGGCTTGTTGGCAATTGGTCAAACACTGAACCAGTCCCAGCCTGTTACAACTTTTTCCTCTAATTACACTGCGCTTACCACTGACCGCTCTAGCACCTATGTATGGACTGGTGGTGCGGGAACTTTGACTTTGAGCCTTGCGTCTACGCTTGCCGACAATTGGTTTATGTTTGTTCGCAACAGTGGAACGGGCGCTTTAACAATAACTGGAACTAGCGGTAACTTGGTAAACGGTTCTGCGTCAATTGTTTTGCAACCCGCAGACTCTTGCATCGTTGTTTGTAGTGGAACTCAGTTTTACACAGTTGGTTTGGGTCGAAATACGCAATTTGCGTTTACCCAATTATCTAAAGCAGTTTTGACTGGAACCTACACCCTAACTGCTTCAGAGGCTTCTAACGTCATTCAGAAGTACACGGGCGCATTGACGGGCAACGTAACAATCATTGTTCCCTCTACGGTGCAGGTGTACTACATTGTCAATGCAACAACTGGTGCATACACGGTCACAATTTCAACGGGTTCTGGCGGTACTGCGGTTTTAACGACAGGAACTCAAGCCACATTGGTTTGTGATTCAGTTAATTTGTATAACGCCAATACAATTCTTGCGGGTTCTTCAAACATTAGTTTAAACAATGGCTCTGTTGGAGCGCCTTCATTGAACTTTTCATCAGAAACCACAACAGGCGTGTACCGTGCGGCTTCTGGTGAGTTTAATATTTCTATTCTTGGTGTTTTGCGTTCAACAGTTTCTGCTTCTGGTTTAGCTATTGTTGGAACTGGTAACTTTACGGGTGGTGTTGCTGGCGGGACTTTCTGATGGTCAAAAAAGTTTTTACCATTGACACGTTGCCGGGCGTCCAGCGCGATGGAACCGTGTTTGACCTGAACTTCTACACGGACGCTCGTTGGGTACGCTTTCAACGTGGTCGCCCAAGAAAAGTTGGTGGCTATCGCGCAATTGTCAGCAATGCAAACGGATACTCTCGCGGCATATATGTCAACTCAGTCGATGGTGTCAACTCGGTTTTTAACGGGTACAACAACGGTCTTGAGGTTGTCAACATCAACAACCTTGGCATTGGTTCTGGTGTTAATCAATTTACTTTTACAGGAAGAGCCTTAACGCTAAACACGCTTGTTGGTGGCTCTGGTTATGTAAACGCCACTTATACGGCTGTACCGTTAACTGGGGGTTCTGGCTCTGGTGCAAAAGCTACCATTGTTGTATCTGGTGGTGCTGTGACCTCTGTGACTCTTACAAGTTATGGAAATAACTACGTTGTTGGCAATACATTGAGCGCATCAAACACCAATCTTGGTGGTAGTGGTTCTGGATTCTCAATTAAAGTTGCCACAATCACCACTTTTACAGCAAGCGATTTAAACTTATGGCAGTTTGACTCTACGTTTGATGCTCAGGGTTCTGGAAACCAATTGCTATTGGCTCACGCTGGTCGTAACTTAGCGCAGATTGACCAAACAACGGTGACCCCAGTTTTGGCTGGAAACATCAATGGCACTACTTTGTCTCCGCTTACAGACACCAATGGAGCAACCCCAACAGGTGACATTATTGAAGTTGCTGGCGGTGTAGTGGTTTTGCACCCATACGTCTTTGTGTATGGAGACAACGGTTTAATCAAGAATTGTGTTGCTGGAGACCCATATGATTGGAATGGTGCTGACTCCAACGAGACCAACGTGGCCTCCACAAAGATTGTCAAGGGTTTGCCAGTGCGAGGTGGCTCTAACGCTCCCTCTGGGCTGTTCTGGGCGTTAGACTCGTTGATTCGCGTCAGTTACACCCCAACCACCATAACGATTGCTGGAAACCCCCAAACCTTCTACTGGCGCTATGACATCATTTCCAGCCAGTCTTCTATTCTCTCCAGCCAGTGTGTCATTGAATATGACGGCATCTACTATTGGATTGGTGTTGACCGCTTCTTGATGTACAACGGCGTGGTTAAGGAAATAAAAAACACGTTCAATCAAAACTACTTTTTTGACAACTTGAACTATGCTCAACAGCAAAAAGTCTTTGTCAACAAAGTTCCACGTTTTGGTGAAATTTGGTGGTTCTTTCCTTCTGGCGATTCAGAAGAGTGCAACGACTGCATCATCTACAACGTGCGAGAAGATTGTTGGTATGACGCAGGCGAGGCTTTAGGCGCTCGTCGCACGGCTGGATACTTTTCTCAAGTGTTCCATTACCCCATCAATGCTGGGGCAACATTGAGTGAGCAGGAGGTTATTTTCTCTGCATCAATCTCAACAACGAATGCAAGTGCTGTCATCACAATTTCCCCAAACAATTTAGTTGCTGTGGGTCAGCAAGTTGTATCTACAAGCGTACCTTCTGGGGCATTGGTCAGTTTGATTACGCCTAATGCGGCATCACCAACAGCAACTGGCACTTCTGGGGCAAGCACTATTGTGGTAAATAGTGCAACAGGCATAGTTTTAAAGCAATCCGTTGCAGGAACTGGTATTGGCGTGGGCGCTGTTGTGACCATTATTGCGGGAACGACCATCAC